TAAAATGTCAACCATTATTTTAGACAAAAAAAAGGGAACCCGAAGATTCCCTTTTCAAATAAGTGTCTGTTAAAACAGATCTTATTATTATAGCAAGTTGCTAACAAGTACTCGTCTGTAATAGACATTACCTGCAGAAGCTGTGCCTGCAACACCAACACCGTCACCAGATGTGAAGCCGTTTGTGCCATCAGCGTTACCGCCAGCAACACTTGTACCAGCAGAGAATGGATTTGCAACCATTCCATAACGAGTCTTGAATCCAATTTTCGATTGGAAAGTGTTCTCGCCAACAGCACGTACCATTTGTAAAGGTACATATGGGCAATAGAATACACCAGCATCAAATGCGCTAGAACCTTTGTAACCTACTACTAGGTAATTAGCAGTTGAATATGGATCGATGTATACTTTGAAACGACCGTTCAATACACCAACAAAAGTGTTGCCTGTATCGTCTGGGTTCAAGTTATTGCTGTTAAGAGCAGGAGCGTAATCAAGTACACCAGCCATTTGAAGTGCAGAAGCAACGTCAGATGAACAGATGATGATGTTACCTTTACCACGACGAGTATCTTTAGCGATTTGATTCGCCTCTTTCTCGATTTGGAACATCAAACCTTTGAACTTCTCTACTGACCAACGACCGTTTGAGTCAACGTCAAGGTTGAAAGTACCTGGAGTAGCTGTCTCAGTAGCAGCACCTTGTCGTGCAGTAGTGTAAACAGTACGTACAACTTCACGGTTGATTTCAGCAAGTAGTTCAGCTGAAAGCATGTTAGACAACTCTTGTTCTGCGTCTAGACCATGGATTGCTTTAAGGTCTTGAGCAAGTTCAGTTGAGTATTCTGCTTTCAAAGCACGTGATTTAGCAGAAACGGTCACTTTGTCAATTTGGAATGACATTTCTTTGAAAGTATTTTCGTCTAATGCTTCAGCAGCGCTTGTTGCCATACCTTTACCAGTGTTGGCAAGTGTCATAGCTGCACCAGTTGAGCTTGCTTGAGTACCAGTACCACCAAAGCCTGTGTCAGCTTCGTTGTATAGCGCTTCGGCGTTAGGAGCGTTAACAGAATCTGCAGCACCAGCACCAGTACCTTGGTTACCAGAACCGTAAACAGAACGCATTGCAAAGATAAGACCAGTTGGACCAGTCATTGGCTGAACACCAACAATATCATATGCAATTAGGTTTGGCATAGCACGGCGTACTAAGTTGATTAATACAGGATCGTAGTTAGCTACGTCTGCAGTGTTTGTAGCAGGTGCTGCTTCGCCTAATAGCTGAGCGCTTGCACCATATGATGAACCTTCACGAATCGCAGTTTCTGTGTTTTCCAGAATCTGTGCTGTGACGGCAGTTTTGTGTGAATTACCGATATCCGGAAGAGCGGAATGCTCTAGGACTGGTTTCCACTTATTAAGTAGTTCTTCGTTTCTCATGAAATTTCTCCTTTATTTGAGATTTTATTTTATCTACTATTTATAATAAATCGTTATTTTGCAGCAATTCGTCCAAGAGCGTCTGCATAAGCACTTACCATAGGATCAACTAGACCGGTTTGTGCTTGCTTTCCATCTTCAACTGCTTCTTCTTCAAGAAATTCTGTTTCGTCCGTTGGGGCAGTTGTTGATTCAGCAAAGTAATTCTCTTTAATTGCAGAAACTTTTGTAGTAAATTCGTCAACTGACTCGAATGAAACACCTTCTGAAAGAACTTTCAATTTCTCTGATTGAGTGTCTGTCAATCCTTCAGAAACTTCATTAAAAGCGATTGACAATTCTAGTTGTTGCTTTGCTTCTTTTACTGCGATCATTTCTTCTACTACTTCGTTATACTTAGTAGTTGATTCTTCAACCTTAGTTTCCATTTCTGCAATTGCGTCAACTTGTGCATCATCAATTTCAAGGTTATGCTCTGAAACAAGACCTTTAATATTGTCAAGAAGTGATTGAGCAGTTTCAACTTTAAAGTTGCTTTCGATTTCAACTTTGTTTGATTCTACCCAGCTCTCAACAACATAATCGAGATACGAGTCAACTTTTTCAACTAGATCTTCAACAGCAAAATCTACTTGCTCTTGTAAATCGTTTTCAAATTTCTCTTCAAGTACAGCAGTTTCTGCTAATACTTTTTCGTGAACAGCAGCTTCAAATACAGCAACTGTTTTCGTTTTAAAATCTTCAGTTAGTTCGGTGCCTTCGAACAATCCTTCGATTGCTTCATGTAGACCGGCATCATTTGAACCTTCCGGGGTTTTAACATTCTTGTCTGCTTTGTCCGCTTTTTCACCGCCGGTTTTGTCACCCTTACGTTTCTTTGGGTTTCCACCTTCGGGAGTAGTTGCGTCCGCAGATTCAGAATCTTCCCCAGTAGCTTTTGCTTCTTCTAGATCGATGTCTAGATTTTCTACTTCTAGGTTATCACTCATCTTGACTTTCTCCTTTTTTGTATAAAGATATTTGTGTTTATTATTTATAAAATTTATGATTTTGCAATGGATTTGATGAATTTTTCAAACAAATGCCCTGCTTTTGCTTCTAATTCTTCAACAGAATATTTAGCGGTTTGCTTTATTTCTTCTTCGATTTGATCGAATGCGTTTGCCGCTGTCCATGAGGATGAAGCAACATCATATACCCACTCAACACCTTCCATAACACCTTTAACAAAAGCGTCTGGAGCAGAAGGATCAGCAACGATATCTCCTGCAGTAGCAAGCATGAAATCTTTTTGTACTTCCATGATGCCGTCTTTGTTGGGTTTCATAGACCCCATACCACGAGATGAAATACCGAGAACGCCGCCTTCATTCATGATGTTCTTAACAATATTACCCATAGGGGTTTCCATGATTTTCGCTCGGCCGATGATATTAGAACCGTCTGCCTTCAATTCTGTGAACATGTGTGATACACGATCAAGGTTAATAGTTGGTCCTGCAGGATGACCTAATTCGCCATATGCACGATTCTTCTTAACATAAGTTTCGTTATATCGTTGAGTTTCTTTTTGAAGAACTTCTTTAGGGTACATACGTCCATTACGATTCTTAATATCACCTTGCATGATGATACCTTCGATGAAGTATTGTTTCTTGCCAGTGGCATTGCCCTCTTCATCAAGAACTTCTTCTTGAATATATTGTACATCTTCAACGATTTCTTTAATCAGTAATGACATATCTTTCTCCTACTTACGAGTCTTGCTCATTGCGAAATCCATCATCTTCATGAATCCGTCTTGAGTCTTATTGATCGTGTCAGCAAATTTCTTTTGATTTTGTGTGTTCAGTTTGTCGTACACTTGTACTAAGGCGCTAGCAGTAAACGAATCCACTTTTGAGCGTGAACCGTCACCGAACTTAACTGTTTGCGCTGATTTCTTTTTTACAATAGAACGCAAACTGTCTAGAACAGCCTCATCTAATGATTCTAATTCAGCATCAATTTCTTCGTAAACAGCTTCATCTTCTTTTTCTGTACGATCTGCTTTTTTAGTTTTATCCTTTTTGCCTTCTTTTTCGGGCTTAGGCACTTTGTAATCATCGGGAAGATCTTTAACATCGACCATATGCTTATCAGCAAAGTTTTGTTCGTCAGGTGATTTAACTTTATCAGTTGTTTCAGCTGCAAACTGCTTAAAAGATTTCATTTTTAGTCCTCGGTTTCTAATTCAGTTTCTACAGGAGCTGCTGGTTCAGCAACATTGTACGTTGAATCATAATGTGCTTGTAGCGCACTATCCATTTTTGCACCCATCGCTGTATCGAATGAAGATTCGAAACCTGATGCATCTTTTTCAACAGCACTTCTAATCATATCTACAATATTACTCATTTTCACTTCTCCTATTTTTTCTTACAATTATTATTTATTAAAATTTGTATGTTAGAAAGATCCGTCATCTTCAGGTTGTTCATCACCTTGTTCATCGCTTTCTTGTTCATCAGCGATTTGTTCTTTCATTTTTTCAATTTCATCTTCGTTCATCATCAGTACATTTTCTCTTACCCAATCTTCTGAGTAATATTTACCTGTGTATTCATCGATGTCACGAAGAATTTGTAATCTGTTTTGCAAAATTTCTGCTGTTTTCAATTCATCGAAATGATTATCAATCTGGAAATCATATCGTATATTTTGTTTGATTTCGTTCCAATCCTCAGGTGAAATAACACCTTTTAGGATTAACTGTTTCTCTAACACTTTATCAAACAATATTGAAAATCTTGCTCGTAATCTGCGAATAAACTTCGAGAATTTAACTTCATCACGACTGATCTCTGATGCTCTGCCTAATGAGAAACCTGAATCAGATTCTAATCGTGAAATGGGAACATTTAACGCTTTGTACAATCTTTTCTGGAAATATAATACATCTTCCATTTCACCAAGGTTTTGTCCGCCTGGCAGTGTTGTAATCTCTGTTCCTCTTCCGCCTTCTCTACGTGGTAACCAAAAGTCATCAGTCATTGACATGTGTCTTCGGTCATCACGTACTTCACCTGAACTCGCATCATATACAACACGATTCTTGTGTTTTGTCATCATATCACGCAAGTATTGCTCTGCCTTCATTTTAGGCAAATTACCTACATCAATATAAAACACTCTGCGTTCTGGTGCTCTAGAGATACGATAAATCGTTACCGCATCTTCCATCATTCTTAATTGATTCAATGGTTTGAACGCTTTATGTAAATGCGACAATACTAATGAATTATTTTCATTCATCAAACCTGAGTTTGTATGAACAATTGAATCTTTAGCAATCTTTAACCCTGATGTTGCAGGACCATTTGTGATGCTTGTATTCTGTGTAGCATTAAATCCTTTTTCATTATAGATATAATACTCATTCTTAATTCGTTTTACGAATCCAGGATTGCCCGTTGATCCTACTTTCTCTTTTTCGTACTCACGAATCTTTCTAATCTTTCTTGGATCGATGTATCGTAATTCTTGTATACCTTTCTTCGGAGCAGTTTCATCAATTAGTATGTGATAGTTTAATCGCCCATCTACATACCATTTTGAGAAAATATCATAACCGATGTTTGAAAAATCAAGCATTTGCAAAATTGTATCAAACTCTTCTCTGACTTTTTTCTTAATGCCGTCAGATAGAGGCAAATCATCAGTAACGCATTCAACAGGTTTTTCGTTGAAGGTTATGTTGACTGCCTCATTTACAATATCATCTACAGCAGCAACCACCTCGGGTTGTTGCATCATGGTTCGATATTTCTGAACCACTTCCGCTTCGGATTTTGCAGCACCCTCTAAATCAAGGAAACTACTGATTGCTCCGCCAGCGGCAGAAACATTAACCGCACCATCATCCTGGGTCGGTTCAACAAATGATTTTACGTTCTTGTTTTCTTCTTCTTTTCTCTGAATTTGAAAACCAAAAAGTTCAATCGCCATTATATATACTCCTTAAAGAAGAGATAGGGGCATTATCGCCCCTTCTCGATTAAGCGTTAGTTCCGCCAGTTCCTGTGATGCCGCCAACTACTTCCCAATAGTCCATTTCGAATGTTACATCAAATGTTTCAATTTGGTCAGTTGTTTCCCAATCTAGTGAGATATTCCCAATTGATTGTGGGAAGATGCCGTTAAATTGATAAGTACGAAGTGCAACACCTGTCTTAGAGTATTGTGTCACTTGCGCCTGTGCTTTGTATTGTGATGGAGACGCTGTTCCTAATCCACGCAAGTTGCCTTGATGTGAATTAATCGCTGCACTCCATTGTTCCATCGCATCACGAACAAGGAAATCCTCATCGTTGATAACAGTTACTGTCCACTGTGCGAAAGTTCTATCGCCTGCTAATTTGATCTTACGACCAAAATAAGGAACCTCAATAGTACCCAAAGTTGATTCCGGGATCTGAGTAGCCCTAACCATAAACGGCACTTTAATGTCTGATACACCAGTTACAGGGTTTGTAATCTGCACCTGGAAAAGAGACCCTTTAGCACCACCAGCGGTTAACTGACTTCTCATTTCATTAATGTTGAAAGCCATTAGTTACTACTCCTTTATTGACCTATAATTTCGTTAAATTCTACACCAGTTCGTACTGCTACAAAGTTCAACTGGATGAAGTTAATAGAACGAGCAGGTTTAATGTAAATATCACCAATAAATCTGTTTGTATCAATAACTTCGCCAGTGTTGTTCGTCTCATCACAAACTACTTTAAAGTCATAAATGCCTCGTCTACCTTGAACATCACGTAAGAACGGCTCAATCATATTCCTGAAAGTCGATCTTGTGAATTCATCATTAAACTCGAACAATGTACTCTTAGATGCTAATGCAATTGCTTTTTCTAAAACAATGAACAACCTACGAACATTGATTCGATCAAATGCACTTGGATTCCTTTGCATTGTCTTGTCGCCGAATAAAATTGCGCCAGAACCTGGTTCAATAATTACTGGGTTTACATTGTTTTTGTATAACAAGTCACGCTGTGCTTTGTTAGGATTAATCTTAAGTTTGATTACATTCTTAAGTTGTCCTCTGTTGTAGCCGGCAGGCGAGAACCATGGATCACGCTCGCCATCAGTTCTAGCACATGTACCTGCAACATCAGCATTCAACGGAATCCAACAATACTTGTCGTTGTATTTGTCATATTGATATTTATATCCTGTGTCAATGACAGAATATGAACTGCCTGATAGGCCGTCAGCGTAATCTACAATGTCTTGTGCTGTAACGTCACTTAAAGCAGGTGATACAAATGCAACACAATCTTTACGAACTTCAGCAATGTTGTCCATTACATAATTTTGAACAACACTATTAGATGCGCCTGTGATTAATAATGAAACATCAATTTCATCAGGACTTGTATATAGGTCCCAACCTTGAAGAATGTCACCTAATGTCTCTTCTGCTGTTTCATCGTAACCATCAGTGCCACCAACTAAAGATGTTGATTGTCTACCTGTGAATGCAGCAGCAGGTTTAATTTTAATAAATCCTGAAGTGCCATCTTCTTCATCTAAAACGACTCCTGTGTAAGCAGATGACCCGTCAAAGTTTTTGGTTCCTTCTGTTGTTGACAAGTTTGCATAACTTTCTAAAACACTGCCAGCAGTTCCAGAGATCATACCATCTTCGTCAATAACGGCAGCATGGAATCTACCGGCATCAGGTGCTTTATCAAAGATTTCAGAACCTTCCCATTGAAGTTTAAATGTGTACCCGGTACCTTGTGGGCTTGAAGCACCCCAATATTTCTTAGTGAAGTTCACACGCAAGGTGTTGCTGTTATCAGTGTAGTCACCAATTGATGAGATTTGCAATTTAACATTATCACCAATCACAATGTAATCACCTACGTTAAAGTGAGTGATACCTGCTCCACCAACTACTACAGTTGATGCAAGCGGAGTGAATGTGTGAGTCAGCGAAGTTGTGGTAGCGTCAAAAAATATGTCAATCGGCGAACCATTGGTTGCGTTAACTGCTGTTGATGCAACCTGGAATGTATCAGTTGTCGCATTAGTTACAAAGTAAGTTACATTATTATTTAGGTTACCGATTTCACCAGTAGTGCTATCTGTGTCTGTCTCGTAACGAACATCATCGCCATCTGACAATCCGTGACCTGCGATAAAGAATGTGTTCGGAGCAACTGCGGCACGAGTGAATGTCATAGTACCTGTTGCAGCAGTTACTTCACCAGTAGTAAATGCAACAACATTGGTGTTAGCAAGTGCGTCCGCCTCTGTTGGGTGCAATGTGATTGAATCTGTGTCAATAACTTTAACAAAATAATCTTGAGCACCAAATGGAGCAAAAGTAGCGCTTAATGTGAGAGCAATTTTGTCACCAGTCGCAAATCCGTGAACAGCATCTGTTTCTAATTGATTACTTGTGTGATCTGCACTACCTGCATCGATAGTTGCAATCGATGCTGTAGCACCGTTTGCTGTCGAACCGAAGTTAACGTGTGAATTTACTGATGGATTGAAACTTACAGCTGGTTGATCTGAAGTTGCTGGTCCTTTAATATCTGCAAATGTGTCACCTCGACCGATTACAAGTTCTGAGCTTGCAATGTGTGATGATGTTGAGTCAGTAAAACCTGTTGCGCCTGCAGCACATGAAATAACCTTGATTGAGTTACCTAACTCACCTCTGTATCGAGCATCAAAATTTGTTCCTGTTGCAACGAGTGCCGTTGCATCGTCTGTTCGTGTTGCATATAATGCGTTGCTGTATCCTAAAAAGTTGGCTGCTGAAAAGAATGATTGTTGATTACTCCAGTTAGCAGAATTGTATGGCTTACCATATACTGAAGCCAATTCTTTCTCTGAAGTGATAAGCACTCTTTCATTCGTTGGACCCCAACGAAAAGTACCTACAAAAGCACCCTCGCTAGTACCAACAGCAGGCACAGCGTTAGTTAAATCAATTTCGCTGACATTTATGCCTGGACTTAGTTGAAAAGCCATTTGTCATTTCTCCCTTTTTTATTATAAGTTAATACTTTTTCAAGTTTTTGTTTTGTTCTATTATTTATAATATACTTGATTTAGAAGGTAAACCATCGATCACCTGACGGATCAGTAAAAGATTCCTCAGCGTCATTTAATGTGTTGAATCCCATTGGAAGCATACTTTCCATCATTGCTTCATCCTTACCTTCTTTTAATAGTTGCATAGTATTAATATCAGTCAATTCTTTAAAATATGCTTGAGTTGACAACCATGCGAAGAGCACTAAACACATTACTGTATCATCGTGTGCTCCTGGTTCCGCTTCATAAGAGTTCTTCCTTCTTGAAAAAGTAGAAAGTTCGTTAATCGTATCAAAATCTGTTACTATTAATTGATCTTGTTCAACTAATAGTTTTAGCGTATTACAACCTATTGATTTAACAGTTTTGGTTGTACGTATGCCTTTATCTGCTCCTTTGCCTGAAAAACCTGTTGTGACTCGTTTTCCTGACCTTCCTGCATGTTCTGTGAACAATAATGTATCGACTTCAAATTCATTGATAAGAATATCAGAAACTTGTTCACCAATATCATTAATTTCAATTAGAACATAACAATTATTATAATTGCTTATTACTCTATATATAATTTCAGCGTAGTCCATAGGGGTGGTCATATTATCCCTGAACGTACAAACTTGCTTATACGGGGTTGTCGTGACGTCTACAACGGTAAACGCCGAGTAATCCAATCCTTTGCCTCTTGATACGTCTGCAACTAAAACGTATACTTTTTCCTCTTCAGGCGACTCATACATCTTAAGAGTCTTTGTTTCGTGTATAGGGTTGCGTATAACCATTGATTTGAGTGTACTTCCTTCAATCAATGTGCCTGACGATCCTAAGAATCCACATTCAAATTCTTGTGTAAACTTTTGCGTATCATTGTCCATTGCGGCGAGTGTTTCTGCTTTCCATTTGTCATCACGACCAGGAACACGTTGCCAAGGCACTTCAACATATTCAAATCCGTTGATATTTTCTTTTGCACCTTCACATGTTTTGTAAAAGTGATTCAACCCATTTGGCGTTGAGGTATACAACATCTTTGTTGTTTCACCAGATGAAATCGTTGGAAATACCGATGCAAAGAACTCATCCCAGTTCTCTACGAATGCTGTCTCGTCAATGTACAAGAATGAAATCGATTTACCACGAATCGCACTTGATGATGTAGCACCTGCGATGATCTTACATCCGTTCTCAAATTCAACAGAACCTTTGTTCCATTCGATTACACCTTGTTGCAACCACTTAGGCAATGCTTCGTATGCAATCTTGATTCGATCAAGTATTTCACGAGCAGCATCGCCTTTGTTTGCAAGCAATGCGCACGTTTTGTGTTCGTTAAAGATTACATAATGTAGAATCACAGCAACAGCAGTCGTTGTTTTACCTGCCTGTCGTGAAGTTACAACTGTTACTCTACGATTGTTTGTTATCTTTTCGATAATCTCTTTCTGATAATCGTACAATGCGATAGGTATTAATCCTCTATCCACATGAACGATTTGAATATACTTTTCAGCAAAGTATGTAGGATCTTTTGCGCACTTGATAAATTCAGCAACCATATCTTGTGAGAACTCAATCGAAGTTCCCTTTCGTTTCAGGTTTACGTTGCCGTTATATCCTCGCTCAAGATTCATCTTTACGAATATCCTTCAACACTTTCTGTAGTTCGTTTGTTGAACCTACGAACAAGTTGTTGTTGACTGTGCCTTGAGCTTGCTCTTCTTGTGGGGCATCTTTAACTTTCTTATCAGACATTGTGACGAGATCTTTGTTGGCATCAACGAGAGTTTTCATAATCGTAGATACGACTTCGTATGCACGAGGATGTTCTGATGCTTTCGCAACTTCCAACATCTCTTCAAGCGCATATGTTCCCTTTTCAATCACATTATAAAAGTTTTCTCTTGCGTATTCATAATCCTTATCAGCGTTTTCAACTTTAGAATCACTCGCAGGAACTTTAGTTAATGTTGTAACCTCATTTTCTGGTAAAGGAACCATTCCCAATGAGTCACTAATTTCCTTCATATTTTATTCCTCATCAATTACTACAATAGAACTCCAAGAATCATCTTCATCCCAATTATCATATGTTAATGTTGCAACACCGCCAGTGATTCCTGATCCGTTTGTTGCAGCAGTAAACACATCTCCTACTTTTGGTGTTGCACTCGTACCCTTATCAGGTAATTCATATCCCGATGAATTAGTGGGTGCTGTTCTGTTCGCAACCCAACCTGCTGTTGTCCATTGTGCTGTTGTGCCTGTACCCAAATGAAGAATACGATACGATTTAGTTAATTCAAATTGTCCCGAGTTAACTCGAACACCTGGT